TATACGAAACGTGCTGCCTTAGCGATGGACAACCCTACAGGGAAATTACGTGCGATGTCACCTGCTGGCATTGACCGAGTGGAAAGTTTGGACAGAGCTTATCAATATGTATGGGACCGTATTCGTGCTAGAAAAGTAGTCCGTGAGAATATTGAAACGTCCAAGTTGTTAGGTACAGCTTTTGCGTTTGCGTATTGGGACGAATACAAAGAAGGCCGTTTCGGTGGGACTGTTCAAGGCGATAAAGGATTCATGTTTGAAGGGGATATTTGTTTACATGAGTTAGATCCTGCATCGTTCTTCCCTGACCCTTCCGCTTTCAACCTAGAGGATTGCCGTTATGTGGCGATTATGGAACGGAAGACAAAGGAATGGGTAAAGAACCATCCGAAGTTCAATAAGGATAACATCGAGTCTAACGATACAGGCGATCCGAACGAGCGCGGAGAAATCTACAACCGTGATTATACAACCGAAGCCGAAGGACTGGTCAATTTCCTTAGTTTCTATGAGAAAGAACCGAACGGTGAGGGTGGATACACCTATTACGTTAGTTATCTAGCAGGGGATAAACTGCTTCTTGATAAGCAACCGTTAAGACCTAACCGTTACCCATTCGTGCCATTGTATGACTATAAACAGCGTCAAGACTTTTGGGCGATGAGTACATGCGAGTTTATCTTAGATAATCAGAAAATCATCAATAAAGTGGAATCCATTATTGCGATGATTGGTACGTTAATGCAGAATCCTCAGAAAATCGTGCATGCTCAATCAGGTGTCGACCCTAGAGAGGTGGCGAAATACGGCTCTGCTCCTGGGCATGTATACGTGGCGAATACTCCACAAAACGCGATTACGTATGTAGAACCGCCACAGATTCCACAGGTCCTATTCAATATGTTGGAGAATGCTAAGGCCAATATCCGTGAAATCACAGGACTCAGCGAAGCGTATATGGGACAATCGGTAGGTTCATTACAGACTTCTTCAGGGGTTAACTCCTTGATTGACCGTTCAACCATGCGTGACCGTGACCAAATGTACGATATTGAATTGTACATTCAAGACCTAAGCAATCTGATTATTGACTTCATGGTGGAGTATTATGAGGATGAAAGATGGATTCGGGTAATGGGTGAAAATCCGAACGAATATAGCTTTGAGAGGTTCGTTGGTTCGGAATATAAGGATTTAGAGTACGATGTGTTCATTGATGTGAGCGCAAAAGCACCGATAACACGAATGAAACAGGCGCAAGATGCGAAGGAACTTCTGAATATGCAAGGCCAGTATGCAGGAGCATTCAGTACTACTCTTATTAAACCACAGGAACTAATGAGAGCGATGGACTTCTCCAATAAAGAGGAAATCATCGAGCGTATGAATGTCGAGGAACTTCGCAACAAGGATCAAGAATTAACCAATATCCTAAACCAATCATTCGAAATGATGGCACAAGGGGCGACTCCGGATAACGTGATTCAGGCTGCGTTAGATCAATTACACGAAATGGAACAAAAGCAAGGGTTAGGTTCTTCTAGCAACTCCAATAACGTACAAATGGCTCAACAGGGGGCGAATGTATAATGAATCCTGAAGAATTAGCGATGTTACAGCAGCAACAACCACCGGAATTAACGATTGACCAAGTGATTCAGGCATATATGCAGAATGCTTTAGATATTCAAAGTCAGAATCTTGATGTACCTGTAAAAGCTCAGGCGATGCTTCAAATGGCTCAGGCTTTGAACTATTTAGTTCCTTTAGCTACTAATAACCAACAGGCGGAACTGGAAATGAAGGCTCAGGAACACCAAATGAACCTTCAATCTAAGCAAGCAGAACTAGCCATGAAGCAGCAGGAACATGAAATGAAACTAGCACACTCTCAACAAGAGAATGCGATGAAACTGCAACAGGCTCAGGATCATCATGCGAATTCGTTAGTTCAAAGCCAACAATCTCATGCTACTAAGCTAGAACAAATGAAGTCCGTACAATCTAGCAAAAATACTGAAAAATAGTTCGTATTTCACGTTGTAATCTATTGACAGATTTTTCATAGACTTGTATTATAATAGTAGATAAATGGGTGGTCCAAACACCTTTCACTAGAGTTAGCGTTTATCTACTAGATTGTCTTAATTGCAAGGAGAGAATCGCTGACTCTCCCCATAGATTCCAGGCGCAAGGAGAGATTGAAATGCCCGATAATGAAGAAGTTTTAAGTTTTGAAGATGAATTAGCTGCATTTGAACAAGAATGGCAAGATGAAGAATCTACCGAGATCGAGCAAGAAGCCGATCAGGAAGTAGAAGAAGTTGAAGACGAGGGTGAGCCTACGACCCAAGAAGAAACCGAGGAAGAAACACCAAATCCGAACGACCCTGACGCAGAAAAGCGGAATGCTGCATTTGCGGAATTACGCAGACAAGCAGACGAAAACCGCAAGTATGCTGAATTTATCAATCGTTTAGCTCAGGATAGCGGTGTGACACCTGAAGAGATTTTAAATCGTTATCAGGAACGTCAACTGCAGGCTGAAGCTGAACAACAAAATGTGCCTGTTGAATTCCTAAAGGAATCAAGGCAGACTCAAAGCGAACTGTCTCAATTAAAAGAACAGTTACGTGCAGAACGAATGGAAGCTCAAATTGAAACGGTCAAAGCGAAATACGGAGCGGATGAAAACTCCATTCGTGCAGCTTTCCAGGATATGTTGGAGTCAGGTATTGACCCGCGTGTTCAGGACAATGTGAACTTTGAAAAATTCTATCGTGCTGCTAACTTAGACTCGATTATACAAAAAGAGGTCCAAAATGCACGGCAAAAGGACCTAGAAAATAAGAAGCAACGTCAAACGAGTGCTTCATTACCTAATGGAAAAAGCGTCTCCCCGACAAACGGGAATGATTGGTCCGACGATGAATTCGACGCTCAGTTGAAGGCATTGAATATGACATTATAACCAATGAACGGGAACGCTTCATATAAATTAAAACTTATAAGAGGTGATTCCTAATGCCAACACAAACTACTGCTAATATTAATACAGGTTCAGGCGCGGTAGCCACTAAACCGGCTGCGTTTTATGACAAGTTATTGTTAAAGACTTTGCGCGTTAGATCATTCCAACATGATAAATTCGCTCAAATGCGTCCAATGCCACGTAACACTGGTGATACAATCAACTTCCGTAAAATTGGTGTGTTAGCTCCGGCTTTAACTCCACTTACTGAAGGTGTAACACCTGCAGGAAACAGCGCAACTGTAACTGCTATCTCTGCTACAACTGCTCAATACGGTGACTACATCGAGTTCTCTGACCGTGTAGATTTCATGATGGTTGACCCTATCATCGCTGAGTATGTTAAAGAGCAAGGTGTCCAAGCTTCCGAAACTCGTGACCAGTTAGTTCGTGATGAACTACATGGTGGTTCTAACGTAATCTATGCGGGTACACGTACTTCACGTGCGACTCTAGCTGTAGGCGACAAACCAACAATCGACCAGTTCCGTAAGGCTGCTCTATTATTGAAAAAGAACAAAGTTAAGAAGATTGCAGGCCGTTATATTACCTTCATTTCTCCTGACACAACTTTTGATCTTTTAGATGACCCTAAGTTCATCAAGGCTTATGAAATCGGACAAGCTAACAAGCCATTCATCGAAGGCGAAGTTGCTGACGTTTACGGTATCCGTTTCATCGAAGTGGACAACCCTAAGATATTCACAGGTGCAGGTGCTTCCGGTGCTAACGTACACTCTGCTGTAATGATTGGTGAAGAAGCATACGGTGTAACTAAAATCGAAGGTAACGGTGACGTTCAAACAATCATCAAGCCTTTAGGTTCTTCCGGTTCGGCTGATGCCTTGAACCAACGTCAGACAATCGGTTGGAAGTTCAACGCTTTCGTTGCAAAGCGTCTGAAAGAAGAAGCGATTGTACGTATGGAATTCGTTCCATCCAACGCTTAATTTATAATGAGTTAGGGGCTATGCCCCTTTCCTATACTAATAGATAAAGGGGTTTTAGTTCATGGCAGTAAATACGACTAAATTAGCAGCTAACCAAAAAGAAACGGCCGAGCGCGAACTTGATGCACAAGTTAAAGCTGCAGCCGCTGCTCTCAAAGCGGAAAAATTGGTTAAGGCTTCTATTCCAAAAGCATTGGAAAAGCATATCGGACCTACTCTTCTGTTAGGTATTAACGGTGTTCAAATCGTTCTACCTGTAGACGGTAAAGAGTATGAAATTCCGACTCCTTTCAAAACAGTGCTGAACGAGTACATTGAAAACTTAAAATCTTAATCCCAAAAGAGGGAGGGTTGATGCCCTTCCTCTTTTTTATATGCAAAGGAGGGATATTATGAATATCGGAAGTTTAGTCATAGCAGTAAACAACCTAGCCGATGAGGACTTTAGCTCTACTCAGATCGTTCAATTTGTGAATGATGCGATTGCAAGAATCAACATTGAATGTCAGGCCAATTTCCCTGAAATGAATGTAGAGGACTCCTCTGAGTATCCAGGATTCCCGAATAAATGGCAAAGAGCCTTATTTGTTCCGTTTGTGGTGGGCCGTATGAAAGCCGTGGATGCTTCACAGTTTGAATACAACGATAACTATTCAGAATTCCTGAGTAACCTAGCGCAGTTCAAAGTGAAATTCCCTGTACCGGATGTATACAAGGATACCAATGAATCGGTTAGCTTTGAACCGGATTTTACAGGAAATGCATGGTCATGGGGTGGAAATGATCCTTCAGATCCGTTCGGTAATGGCGGTAACAGTTCTTCTGATGGTGGTGAATTCTAATGGAAGGTCCACGTTTTGCAAGAGGTCCAAAATATCGACTGCCTAAACTAGAAGTGGGCCAACCTGCTTTTACAACCGATACCAAAGAATTGTACATTGGACACCCTAGTGGAAACGTCAAGATTACAGGCGGTTCAGGAAGTGGATTCCTTAGCTATAATACGTTAGCTGAACTGGAAGCTGCCTTACCAACAGGAAGCGATCAACCTGTATGGGTAGTGGCAGAAAGCGCATGGTTCTATTGGGATGGTTTATCCAACCCTACTCCACCACCACCGGATACTACCGCGCCTAATAACGTAACGAATTTAGCGGTATCCAACCTAACAGCAACTTCCCTAACGTTAACATGGACTGCTTCTACGTCAAGTGATGTTGCTAGTTACGATGTCTATAATGGGGCAACTTTGTTAGGTAACGTGGTAGGTACGGCTTATAACGTAACAGGTCTGACCTCTGCTACAGCTTACACGTTTACGGTAAAGGCAAAAGACGCTTCAGGAAATGTAGCAACCGGTGCTTCTGTAAGTGCAACAACTTCTGTACAGGTAAGTCCTTTCTACTTAGCGAATCAGTCAGGTACAATCAATTGGAGTCAAAACACAGGGACCCGTGGTGGTGGTGTAAAGGCTCTAAAGAATATGACGATTACCGCAGTAGGGGCAAAAGGCGGAGCAAGTGGAGCGTGGAGTCTATGGCAGCTTGATAATACGACTTACAATCTAACTGCTAAACTAGCAGAAGGAACAACATTGGCTGCACCGGATGGCTCAGGCTACAGAATTGCGTCAGGTCTAAATATCCCTGTTAATGCTAACGATAACTTCCTGCTTTGCTTTACCTATGCAACAGGTTTAGATGCAAGCGGAACATACCGATTCCAAACAGGTACAGCAGCGAATGCGGACTCATCCTTCACATGGAACAACCGTATCGTGTTAGGTGCAGACGGTACACCGATTGTAGGACACGCAACAGACACAGGATTTACTTACGACTTAGTTATTTACCATACGTAGAAAGGAGGAAATTTAATGGCATGGACAACGAATAGACCGCCCACTACCCATACTCATGCAAATAAAACGGTACTAGATGCTTTAGGTGATAGCGGTGGAAAACTAACCTATAACGGATCTCAGGTAGATGCCAATACAGGCGGAAGTGGTGGAACGTATGTTGATAAACTGAATGGCAAAGTCATCGGAATGATTGGATCGAGTGCTTTGCAGACAGGTGATGGTACAGAACCAGGAGCTCCAAAGAAGTTTTGGCAATACGTCAGGGACCGTACAGGTTTTGTAGCGAATTGTCAGGCAAAAGGCGGAGCCACCCTTACATCCACAGCAAACCCAACTAACCCTGAAGTGGATACGAATAGTCTGTTTTGGCAACTAGCACAGTTACCGACCACAGGCTTCGATATGATGGTTTGTC